ATGGCAACACTGAGATTATATCTAGACACAAGGGTAAAAAGGCAGGATGGTACGTTCTCCATCCGGCTTGCTGTCAACCATCATGGTGGGACTGCATTTATATCCCTCAATCAATACTGCAAAAAGGATGAATGGGATAAAAGGGCTTGCAAGGTGCGAAAGCGTCCGGATCGTGATGCTATCAACGACTTCCTTCTTGACCGTCTTAATTTTTATAATAGAATGATGATGAAGGCGCAATGCAGGGAAACATACCGTGGCGATATTACGGCTAGGGAACTCCGAGACTTAATAATGCTTGAAGCCGAGCCTGCAAGGGAAAAAGTCGCCCTGCTTCGAGATGGCTTCATTGCCTACGAGGGCAGGAATCTGAAAGAGAACACGATAAACAGATATAAATATACTTGGGCAAAGATTGAAGCTTTCCTTGGAAAAGAAAAAGCGGCTCTGCTTACATACGATGAGATTAACCGCTCTTGGCTTGAAGACTTCGATGCGTTCATGGCAAAGGAGGGCTTGTCTAGGAATACCAGAACCAGCAGGATGCTCTGTGTCGCTGCTGTCTTCAACCTTGCGATAGATAATGAGCAGACGAAAAACTACCCTTTCCGCAGGTACAGTATGCGGCTTGAGACAACGAAAAAGCGAGATTTGTCCGTTGAGGAAATCCGCTCTATCTTCGAAGCTGGTGGTGATGAGCTGGTCGACATGTTCCTGCTGATGTTCCTGCTGATTGGTATCAATGTGAGTGACTTGTTCGCCTTGACAAAGGAGAATATCGTCCGTGGTAGACTGGAATACGACCGGGCTAAGACTGGCAGGCATTACTCCATCCTTCTTCATCCAGAAGCTCTCCGAATCATCGAGAAGTACAAAGGGGAAAAGAAGCTGCTTCGTTTCTCGGAGCATTTCAGGAACGTTGATGTTGCAACGGTCATGATTAATAAGAAACTCGCAAAGGTGCGCCCAGGGCTTACTACGTACTACGCTCGCCATACGTGGGCATCTATAGCCTTCAACATTGGTATACAAAAGGACGTGGTGTCGCTTGCGCTGGGTCACTCGTTCGGTGTCCGGGTAACTGATACCTACATCAATGCAGACCTATCAAGAGTAGATGAAGCAAACCGCAGGGTTATTGATTACGTGCTGTACGACAAAAAATAGCCTTATTTCTTGCGAATTTGCCGCAGAAACGGCTCAAATTGTTTTCGGGGATAGTTTTACGTGCTTACCACGTAAGCGGCTCAGAACGCGAATTTCGGGATAAATCGGGAAAAGAGCACAAAAATACCCCAGCGGTGAAAAAGTCGAGTCGCTGGGGTAATAAGTGGAGACCACTTTAAACATTCAGTGATGCAAAGGTACGCTTTTCCTTTGAAAACACCAAATTATTTACCAAAAAATTTCTTTCTCAACAAATCATTGATAAATCGTGACTTGTTGGGCAATGCGTTGAGGAAAGGCAGCAGGTCGTTGTCTATCTGTATGCCAACTAGCTTGACCGTTGCACCTGCACCCTTCTTCGTTCTCTTGATGTTTCTTTTATTATTCTCCATATCCGTGATTCTTTACTGGTTCTCCATTTACTCGCAAAAGGTTGCTCTGATAGATGCTACACCTCTTCGGGTTCTTTCGTGGCGTGCCATCCTTCTTGCAGGTCATACCTCGATATACGAGGCAAGGCAAGGGGTATTCGTAGGTTCCATTCACAACATCCCAGCTTTCAACCCTTATCGTGTCGCAGTGGTCGCTGATATAATCGCCAACATTAACTGGGCTGTGCTCGGTAGCAAATGCTCTTGCCAGTACTCTTCTTTCGTTCTCAGCCTTCACGTTGATTTCGTGCAAGGCTTCTCTGTACTCTTGTTTTGTCATTGTCTTCTGTCTTTTTTAAATTGCCTATCTAACTTCGTTTTCATTCGGTTCATCTTGTGCTCAAGCCTGCCGATCTGCTTATAAGATAACCACTCCGGCTTGATATTCAACGCAAGCCAGTACTGGCGCATTTCCTTGCAATGCCGGGCGATGCTCGGGAAATAGAGGTGTCGCTCGTATGGGTTGCGAAGGAAGTACTTGCAATCGGATAGCATACGACCAAGCATCATGTATTTATGCTCCTGCCCTTCTCCAAGACTGACAAGCCTTCCGTTGTCCCCGATCCACAGCATTGCTCCCTCTCCCTTCCAATTAAAGTCGAAAGCCTTGCTTACCGGATAATAATAGCCATCGAGCACCGTGCCTTCCTTTAGGTCTCGCCCTATCTCTCGCAGGCAGGTTCTTCCCCAGCTGGTCGTTACCTCAACCACTGCTTGTGCTGGTATCTTGTCGTATTCCTTCATATCTTGCCAAATTTAAATTTCTCGTTCCGTGATGTAATACTTGTATGTCACTCCACCCATTTTAACCTTGAAGTGTCTGTCTCCTTCTTCCATCATTTCTGCAAATGGGTTGTTCCTGAAGGTTTTCTTAATTCGAGAAAACCTTTCCTCCAATATCTCCTTGGTTCTGTAGTCTTCGATGTGACTATCAACTTGCCCAAGGCTATTTTTGCCGTTCAAAATGTATTGTTTCATATCTTGATATATTGTGCAGGGCTTGCGCCCTGCTGGTTAATACTTTTCTATCCAATACTCTGTTGTACGATTCAATCCTAAGCATGCAAATTCAGTCTTGAAATAGCCTTGACGTACCCAGTGAGGATAAAAATTATCGGTTTTTTTATATTCCCTAAACAAGCCGTTCAAGAATTGCTCTGCCTTGTCCTTGCGTGTAAAGTTTGCCAACTCATCGATTTCCTTGCCTTCCATCTGTCTCTTGATGTAATATTTTGCTCTTGCCATTTCTCTGTCCTCCCTTGATTACTTAGCATACAATGTTACAACCAATCCTCTTCTGAGTGCGCAGCGGCAAGCGTCCATACCAGCCTTCAATGCTCGCTTGATAAACTTATTGAAGAGTTCTGCTCCGATGAGCTTCAAGATTCCGCTTACTCCTACGAGTGTGTTTATCTTCTTGCCATCCTCTGTGCGTCCGAAGACCTTAATACGGAAGTTTGAGTTGATAAACTTTGTTGTGAACTCTAAAATGTTTGAATTTGACTTTTTCATTTTTCTTTGGCTTAACCGTGTTGCCTAGGGCTTAATGTTACTGAATGTTTTAAAGTGCTTATCTCTTAAACACGATGCAAAGATATTAATATTTTTCGGTTCCACCAAAACTTTTCCCGAAAGATATTAATATTTTAACTTTTATTGGCTGTTTATGTCGTAAGCACGGCTATTTTCGGTCGTGTTCGGTCGTTTTCGGTACGCTTTCTGTCGTTTTCGGTACGCTTTCTGTCGTTTTCGGTACGCTTTCCACGCTCTATATAATAATAACCTGAACGCATTAGCTAGAATGAATATAATCTAACTCTCATATCCCCTACCCCTTTTCTCTCAATGAAAAGTGTTCTTCGCACAAAAATGGGCAGAAAAACGCTCTCCTGCGCTTCCTGCCCTTTTAAAGATATTATGATTGAACCTATTGAACTCTCTTCTTGATGAACTCCTTTATCCAGTTTACCGCAAGAAGGAACAGAAACAGAATCACGCAATCGCCAATGAATAGCCTTACCTTTTGCCATGTGCTCACTGGCTTCTCTACCTCCTTGGTCTTGTATCTGTTCACGTAATACTTTACCTTTACGGTGTCGGTCACGAATGTGTAAATGTCGCCAACGATGGTGTCCGTCTTGGTTGTCGTCTTCCATCTGGTTGTCGTAAGGTTGTGCCACCGCTCCTTGATTACGGTGTCGCCCTTGATGTACACCAGCACACTGTCCTGCTTGATTACGCTGTCATGCTGCTTGGTGTCCTGCCAGTGGATCTGTCGCTGGTTCACGCTGTCACGTCTTACGCTGTTGTGTGCGCTGTCGTGATAAACCGTGTTATTTTGCGCTGTTTTTGCGCAGGAACAGCCAAAAATCAAAAGTGGGGTAATTATAAGCATGGCGAGAAATAACGCCACAGAACGCAAATTTCGCCCTTTTCTTGAATTTTCCATACTTTATAAACTTTAGATTGATATGTTTATTACGCAAGCACCTTGATTTCCAAGGCTTCCTTGGCTCGCTTCAAATACTTCTCGCAGGATGCCAGTCCATTATAGCCGCCATTTATCTTCCTGCGGATAGCCTTCAAGTTGTCGTTGTCTGCCAACTCATTGCAGCCGAAGGTGTCGAATACCCACATCGAGGATTTTGTCGCTCCCAGAGAACGCTCCAGAAGTTCAGGACTGCCCACAACATCGAAGCCGCAATAATTAGCATACTTCCTGTAGTTGGCTCGCCCGGTAATCTGTATCAATCCCCTGCCCTTATACTTCACGCCATCGCCCTGCTGGGTGTTGCCGAGGTCTTTCCTGCCCTCGTAGGCTCTGCCGCTGGCAATCTCCTTGGTATATCTCAGTTCACCACTCTCATGGGCAATTTGAGCCAAGTAGTGCGCCATCCTTAGTGGGGTGTTGATGTGGAAATGCTCTGCCCATCCGTTGATGATTGGAAGGTAGGTGTCTGCCCTGCTGCCTGCATTCGGCATTACCTTTAGAAGTTGCGCTCTAGTTATCCTCATTGTCTCCTCCTTTCTTCCGCTCTTCCTTCATTATCTCGACAACCGCCTTCGCAATTTCATCCTTATTTTCGAGGATCACCTGCATAGTGCGGTCTTGCTTGCGTATCTCTGCCTTCTCGTATGCCTTCTCCCGGATGCTCTTAAACTCGCACAGAAGCAGATACACCGTCCAGGCGATGGCGAACATAGGGAAGGGAGAGATAATACACGTAGCCACGTCCATAAGCGAAGCGATACCGAATGTCGGGAAATACTTCTTCGCCTTGTCGCATGTTTTCTTCAACCCAGTTGACGTTCTTGCAACATGAAGTTCCTTCGCCTTCTGTATGCCTGCTATCAGGTCAATTGTCATCGCTATCAGAATTGTAGCGAAACAGATAAAAATTACTAGGGCGCACAGATATAGGTGGTGCACCTGAAAATCGTGAAATACTTCGCTCATATCAATTTATTTTTTTTTGGTTATTCCAATTTCTCCCAGTCAATGGTAACACCCATCCCGATGATGTCTGCCGTCCACCTGCAGAATGCCATACCCTCGTATCCGTCAGGATCACTGGCTACGGCAATAGCATACTGTACGCAGTCGCTCTCGGTCTTGATTACCTTCGGGTAGAAGTCCGCATAAGCCATATTTGCCAAATAGAGAATATCCCCGATGGTTGCGCCCTTTGAGATTATCTCGTTGTTTGTCGCCAGCCGGATTTCGTCTACCGTCCAACGGTGGCTCGTTCCGTCTACGTTCTTCATCTGCTCGCTTGCCTTGATTGCTAGCTGCTTCGTGAAGTGGTAGCCGTGCTTGGCAACGTATGCCACATATCCGCTGGCTCCCATGAGTGCCTTTGCTGCCTTCTCGTATGGCAAGCTGTGGATGATGTCGCTCTCTTGGTGCTGGTGTCGCTCTTCCTCGCTGTCGCAAGAATGGCGCATAACGATTATTTTCTTCATTGTGCGCCCTCCTATCCTAGTTTGTCGAGTAACTGTTTAACCATGCCACGAATGCCGCTTATATCGCCCTCAAGTGCCTTGAAACGCTTTTCGGTTTCCTGCTTCTCCTTGATTGCCGGGTTCAAAGCTGCAAGAAGTTCTTCGCCCTTGGCTTTCCGCTCCTTGCTTGGCTCGTATGCCTTGATTATCTCATCGGCTTCATTTACCAATTTCCCGACTTCGGGCAGAAGGTCTGCCTTGTCGGTTGCCAGTACGGTTTCGCCTGCAAAGGTAACTCCGAGGTGTTCGGGGATAGTGTAGATTGTCTGCTTTCCCTCCACCTCGATTGTCACGTCTCTCATGGGCTGTCCGCTGCTGGAAATGGTTGCGATGCCAGTGTTGATGTGCGGCTGGTTGTCTACGACCTTGCCTTCCTTAACTTCCACCGTCTGCTTGTCTAGCAGATAGACCGGGTGATTTCTTTGTAT